CCACTGGCCGCCGATCCCCGCGGAGATCCGCGCCGACCTGGACGACTGGTCCGCCTGGTACAGCTCGAACCCGGACAAGATCGCAGACCGGTACTGGTGGCGCAGCACCCGCGCCGGCCAGTACGGGCAACCCGCCAACCGGCCGAGCCAGCACCGCGGCGGGATCGTGGGCGGGATCGCGCGGTTTTTCTGGGGCGAGCCCACGCCGATGGGCGAGAAGCGCACCAAGCTGCACGTGCCGCTGCCTGCCGACATCGCCCGCACGTCCTCCGACCTGCTGTTCTCCGAGCCGCCGGCGCTCAAGGCCGACAACAAGGAGACGCAGGCCCGCCTCGAAGACCTGATGAACCTCGGGCTGAAGAAAACGCTCATCGCTGCAGGGGAGGTGTCCGCGGCGCTCGGCGGGGTCTACCTCCGGGTGAGCTGGGACGACCGGATCGGCCCGCGGCCGTGGATCAGCGCGGTGCATGCCGATGCGGCCGCGCCGGAGTTCCTGTACGACCGGCTGGTCGCGGTGACGTTCTGGACTGTCCTCGTCGTCAACGGCCAGCAGATCGTCAGGCACCTGGAGCGGCACGAGCCGGGCCTGATCCTGCACGGCGTGTACGACGGCGGCCCGACCAACCTCGGCCGACCGGTGCCGCTGAACGCCTACCCGGAGACCAAGGGCCTGCTGGAGGTCCGCGAGCTGCCGGTGAAGACCCTCGCCGTCTCGTACATCCCGAACACGACGATCAACCGGGGGTGGCGGGACCTGCCCGGCGCGGCTGGCCTGGGCGAGTCCGACTACCAGGGCTCTGAGCTGCTGTTCGACGCTCTGGACGAGACGCTGACGCTGTGGATGCGGGACGTGCGCCTCGCCAAGTCGCGGATCATCATCCCGGACGGGTATCTCCAGTCGAACGGGCCCGGGCGCGGAGTCAGCTGGGAGGACCGCGAGGTCTACGCGGGAATGAGCATCCCGCCGACCGCTGACCAGGGCATCACCCTGAACCAGTTCATGATCCGGCACGTCGAGCACAAAGCGACGATGGACGAGCTGACCAACAAAATCATCCGAGACGCCGGGTACAACGGCTCGACGTTCGGCGACGACTCCGAAGGGCCCGCCGTCACCGCGACGGAGATCAAGGCCAGGCAGGGCCGCTCGATGTCCACCCGGGGCCGCAAAACCGCGGAGTACGCGGTCGGCGTGCCCGAGGTCGTTGAGACGCTGCTCATCCTCGAAGCGTCCGGCATGTTCCCGGGAGTGAAGGGCGTGCCCGTCGAACGCCCGAAGATGATCTTTCAGGACTCCGTCCAGGACGACCAGCTCACCCTCGCGCAGACCGCGAAGACGCTCCGAGACGCCGAAGCCGCATCGACCGAGACCATCGTCGCGCTCGTCAACCCCGACATGGACGAAGCCGACCAGAAGATCGAGGTCGGGCGGATCCTCGCCGAGTCCAGCCGGTTGGTGGCTGATCCGATGAACGTCGGAGCAGAGGGGGCACCAGGAAATGCCGACCTCGCCGGCGCTGGCGGAGGACCTGGCCGCACAGGTCCGTGATCTGTACGAGGCCGCGGAGTATGACCTCCTCGGTCTCCTGGCCCGCGCTCTTGCTGCGGACCTTCAAAGCCCGCGGTGGGCGGAGCTCAAGCTCCGGGCGGTGGGAGACCTGCTGGAGGCCGTCGACAAGGTGGCGGCGGCCCTCCAGCAGGACACCACCGGCGAAGTCCACCGCGCACTGACGACGGCGTACGACCGCGGCCGGCAGGCGGCCGTCGCCGAGCTCGGCGCGCTCGACATCGGCCGGGAGCTGGCGGCCCGCGACGTGCTGCCCAACGCCGCGGCGGTCGACCGGCTCGCCATGTCGCTGGCGGCCGACACCCGGCCGCTGTACTCCCGGATCACCCGCTCGGTGGCCGACGTCTACCGGCGGGTCACCAGCCGTGCGTCAGCCGGCACGCTGCTCGGTGCGACGACCCGTCGGCAGGCAGCGCAGTCCGCCCTCGACCAGTTCGCAGCCCGCGGCATCAGCGGCTTCGTTGACCGGTCCGGCCGCGGCTGGGACATGGCCAGCTACGCCGAGATGGCCGTGCGCAGCGTAACTGCAAGGGCCGCGATCGACGGGCACACCGACGTCCTCAGCGGCGTCGGAATCGGCCTGGTCATCATCTCCGACGTGCCCATGGAGTGCCCGAAGTGCACCCCGTGGGAAGGCAAGGTGCTGTCCATCCAGGGCCCTTCCGGAGCGCGGGTGCAGCAGGAGCAGCACGCCGAGCGCGGCCGCCTGCTCAACCGGTGGCGGACCGTACCGGTAGACGTCGCGGGCAGCCTGATCGAGGCCCGCGCCGCCGGCCTCTTCCACTGCAACTGCCGCCACTCCGCGAGTGCGTACCTGCCCGGGGTGAGCACACCCCCCGAGCCGGCGCCGAGCCCGAACGGCGCGACCTACAAGGACACGCAGCAGCAGAGGTACTTGGAGCGGCAGGTCCGGGCGTGGAAGCGCCGCCAGGCCGTCGCGCTGGACGATCAGGCGCGGGCCCGGGCGGGCGCCAGCATCCGCGCGTATCAGGCCCGGTTGCGGGAGCACACCGCGCGGACCGGGCTGCCGCGCAAGCCCGTCCGCGAGCAGATCGGCGCAGCTCGCTGAACTTCGGCCCGCCGGGTGCGGGCCGGGACATCACCGGTGGCCGCCAGGCGCGGCCGCCACCTGCTCGACCATCACGGCCTGCCAGGTGCAGGCCACTCACTCATCGCCCCGCCAGGTGCGGGCGATCCATGCCCTGGAGGGCACCCATGAGCAAGAAGTCCCTGCCTCGCGGCCGTGCCGGTATCGGCTGGTTCCACCCGTACGGTGTCGGCCCTTTCTCCCCGTTCCTCTACGCGGACGGAGGGGGCGCCGGCGACTCCGGATCCAGCAGCGGCGGCGCGGGCGCGGGTGACGGAGGCGGAAGCGGAAGCGGCGGTTCCGGTGACGGTGACGGTGGCGGCGCGGGCGCGGGCGCAGCAGGCGGTGCCGGTGGATCCGGCGGGTCTGGTGGCGCTGGCGACGGAGGCGGGCAGGGCGGCGGCGGTGACGCCTCGTCAGCCACCATCGCGAGGCTGGAGAAGCAGCTCTCGGATGCCCGCGCGGAAGCCGCCAAGGACCGCGTTGCAGGAAACAAAGCCGCTGCCGACAAGGCCGTGTCCGAACTCACCCAGCAGCTCGGCAAGGCCCTCGGCCTGGTCAAGGACGACGGGCCGCCCGACGCCGAGGCGCTGACGAAGGCACTCGCCGACCGGGAGGCGAAGCTCGCCGCCGGGGAAGCGGCGCTGCGCGCGAAGGACATCGAACTGGCGGTGTACGGGCGGGCGGAGAAGGCCGGCGCGAAGGCCGGCGCGCTGCTCGACAGCCGCTCGTTCCTCAAGGCCATCGCCGATCTCGACCCCGCCGACAAGGGGTTCAGCAAGGCCCTGGACGACGCGATCACCGCGGCCGTCAAGGACAACCCCACCGCGTACGCCATCGCCCCGGCCGGCCGATCCGGCGGCGAGCAGGGCGGCTCCTCCGGCGAATCCGGCGTCACCAAGCAGCGGTCCGGGTCGCTGCACGCCGCCATCGCCAACAACTACCGAACCTGACCTTGGAGTAACTCATGCCCGTGACGCTCGCTCAGGCGCAGCTCAACACCCAGGCGGATATCGACTTCGCCGTCATCGACAACCTGCGCCGCTACTCGTGGCTGCTGGACAACATGGTCTGGGACGACACCGTCACCCCGGGCACCGGCGGCGGCTCGCTGACGTACGGGTACACCCGCCTGCTGGCGGCGTCCGCCGCGTCGTTCCGGCGGATCAACGAGGAGTACCCGACCAACGCGGCCGCGCGGTCGCAGCTCACCGTGGCCCTGCACCCGCTCGGCGGAGCGTTCTCCGTGGACCGCGTGCTGGCGAACCTCGGCCCGTCCGCGACCAACGAAGTCAGCTTCCAGATGTCCCAGAAGCTCACGTCGATCCGGACGCGGTTCCAGCAGGAGCTGATCCTCGGCGATATTGCCGTGGACGACGCGGGTTTCGACGGCCTCGACAAGGGCCTCACGGGCCAGTCCACCGAGTACCTGCCGATCAACGAGGGCAACGCGCTGGGCTTCACGGACTGGTCGCAGGCGACGATCACCAGCGAGGACAAGGCGATGGCAGCCTTCGACTCCCTGGACGACTTCCTCGCGCGGATCGTCCCGTCCCACACCGGCTCGGGTGACGCCGGCGCCCCGGGTGCGCTGCCGCCGGGCACGAAGGCGATCCTCGGCAACACCAAGAGCATCGCCCGCATCAAGGCGCTGGCCCGCCGGGCGAGCGCCTTCACGTCCATCAAGGACGACCTCGGCCGGCAGATCGACATGTATGGGCAGTGGGTCCTCCAGGACCTCGGTGACCGCGCGGACGGCGGCTCCCCGATCATCCCGATCCGGGCGGCGGACACCGACGCCGGCGGCGCGGGCGGCGTCATCACGGGCCTGACCGACATCTA